GTTTTCAGCGTTTGTCAAAAACATCTTCGGCGTGTCGGATTTATTTCTTCCGCGGCGGTGGCGAGATTGTCGCGGGAGCTGTCGGCCCTGTCGGCAGGACTACCTTCGCCGGATTGTACGGCGGCAGTAGCGCGTGCGTGATCGCCAACCTGATGACGAGGTAGAGCAGCGCGAGGTGCGCGAGCACGACGAGTGCGACGATCAGGATGGTGAGGTAGATGCTGGTTACCATCGCGGTAGCCTCTCCTTCTTCTTGCTGCGCACTGTGCGCATGGCTGTGGTGATCCTCTGCCCGTGCTGCCTGTTGCACCGGCGATGCTCGAGCCTCACGTTCGCGGGGTTGAAGCGTAACGCCGGGTCGAGGCTGATGTGCCCGACATCCAGGTGATGCTGGCGTGTCATCGCCTGCCCGCACCTCGGACATGGTGCGGGCAGGCTGGTCAGCAGTCGAGGCTTCATGGTGCGCACCAGGCGCTGCCACTCTGCGGTCTGGTGCTTGCGGCTCATCTGCTTGGGCGCGTGTGGTCATGCCAGCCGGTGTTGTGCTCTCGGCTACCGCAATGACTACAGGGCCAGGCCTGGTCATGTGCGCGACTCATGGGTACTCCGGGATGAGCAGGGCGGGGTGGTCGTCGGGGATGCGCTTCATGCCCTCATGCGTGGCGATGACGAGCCAGCGGTGCCCCTCGTCGTATGGTCCGACCTCGGCGATGGTCGCCGCCACGCCGCGGAACACGACGGGCTGTCCGACCTTGGGATCAGAACGGCGTGTCATCGCCGTATGCCAGGTTCGGCACAGCAGGTGTGTACTCAGGCGCTGCGACAGGCACCGGCACGCCGGCTGAGAAGTCGTAGCGGTAGAGCTTGGCGGGGATGGGCGGCGTGCGCTTCACGCCGCGCTCGTCGCGGTCCTGCTGCGTCTCGTCGCGCACGTACTGGACGCGCATGCGGTCGCCGGGCTGTGGCCCTCGGCCGTTCGCCTGCTTGAATGCGGCGAGGCCCTTCTCCAGGTTGTACCGCTGCGATCCCCACCACTGCACATAGAGCGGGGACTCTTCGGATGCGCCGTCGAGGTGCAGCACGAATACGGCGAGCATCTTGGGCGCGCCGCCGTCGAAGGTGTCGGGCTGCTGCGTGTCGAAGTTGATCGACTGCTGCGAGCTGGTCGCCGTGATCGTGCCGGTGATCGTCTCGCCGACGCCGAGCTTGATGCCCGATCGCTTCTCGGTGAGTTCTTCGAGTGTTCCCATGGTCATGGTCCTTTCTAGTTGAAGAGGTCGCTCAGGTTGCCGATGATGACGCCGGGCGCGTCGTCGTAGCGCGCGCAGTCGTAGCAGCCCGCTGCGCGCGGGAAGTCCTGCACCGGCCTACCTTCGGCCACCAGCCGCGCGATGTAGCGGGCTCGGAAGATCACGGCGTCGGCGAGCGCGGCGTCATAGGGCTCGGTCCACCACTCCGCATTGCGAAGACTCGGCTCATTGCGGGGGAGGTAGAGGACTGCGACGTGCTTCGCGCCGAGTCCGCGACCATAGGTGTGAACCTGCTTCCGGTGCGCAGGCGGAACCTGCCCACGACGCACCTGTCGCATTGTGGTGGTGCCTACGATCTTGAAGTCCAGGACGGTCAGCATGACCGGATTCCATGCGTCAGCGTGGCCGTCAACCGGCTCGCCGGCGATCGTTCCCACCGTGACCTGTACCTCACTGAGCCACGGTGCCGGAAGCGCCTCTCCGAGTTGAATGTGCACAGCGGTGCCGATGTAGGCCAGCCACGCCGGGTCCGGGCGCTTCTGCCAGCCCGCGAGCTTGGCGGCGAGACAGTGGTCACAGTCCTGTGCGAGGTCCGAGGGGCCGGGGCGCTGCTGGAGCGAGCGCGGCCGGTTCATGGCGTGCTGCTCGATCGCGCTGATGATCGCTTCCTTCATGACTCCCCCCTGTCCTCCGGGCATAGGTCGTGGCCGTTGCGGCGCGTCCAGCCGAGGCGAGCGGCCTTGGCTCGAGCCTCAACTGCGGTTGTGGCGTAGTCGCCTTGAGGCCCCCATTCATTGCATCCGTCAGCGTCGCACCAGACGGTTACTTCCCGCGTCGTGCTCACAGTCCTTCCTCCCCTCGGTAGTTCCATCCGAGGCGCAGCAGGTCGCGCACTTCCATGGTGACGTACTGCCGCATCGGATCGGTGATGCCCTTCCGCTTATGCATCACCAGTGCGATCGGCGCGTCATCGTTCCCGGCCTCGAGCCGCGCCTCATTCATCCACGTGCCGAGCGCGAGGCGGGTAGTGTTCTTGCACTCGATGACGATGCGCTCGCCGAACGCGCTGCGAAGCCCGCCGATGTCGCCCTTGTCCTTGGTGCCGTACTTCACGCGCCGGTCGATCCCGTCATCGCCCAGCGCCTCGGCGAGCGCGTCAGCCTGCACGCGCTCGAAGCGGCCACCCTTGGGATTCGTCATGCTGCCTCTTTCTGTAGTAGGTAGTCGATAGCAAGCGCCGCCTGCTGCGGCACGACGCCGTTACCGAGCGCCTTCAACTGCTGGGCGCGCGTCAACCCGACGTCAGTGACGTGCCCCTCGGGGAGGCCCATCATCCATTCGACGAATCGGGCAGAGAGTCGGTGGGCTCCGTTTCGTCCATCGGGAGAGGTTGGGGCAGGGGCCACCCTTCCGACGACGTGTTCCCATCGGCGGATAGCGGGTTTGTAGTTGCCCCAGTCAGTCGGTGCACCGCCGAACTGATCGTCAGGTCCCCCTTCGACCCTCGCTGGTTCGGCCCACCCTTCGCCCCATCGCTGGCCTTCGGTGTGGGGAATAGGTGCTCCACCTCGTCGGCCAGCGTCGGCCCGTGCCCCCCGGCCTTTCTCTTGTCCGGGTGCTGCGAACCGCCGTTGATCGCGAGCTGAGCGGTCGGTGTCTTGAGCAGAACCTCGCCCTGCGTCCGGTTCTCGTTCGACCGCTCTGCGCCGAGTGCGTACATCGTCTCCGTCCCCGATGCTCCACGGCTGGCCCGAGGGGTAGGCAGCGATGAAGATACGCTCTCGACGGTGTGGTGCGCCGGCGGCGGAAGCTGGAATGCAAACCCACCTTGTGTCATACCCGAGCTCGGCCAGGTCTCCGATGACTCGGTCGAATCCCAGAGTGAGGTGACCCCTGACGTTCTCCAAGACGACGAGTCCGGGTCGTAGCTGGCGAACGGCATCCTTGATGTAGGGCCACAGGTGTCGTTCATCGTTGGCTCCCTTCCTCTTGCCTGCGATGGAGAACGGCTGGCAGGGATAGCCTGCCGTCAGCACGTCGATGGGCGGCAGGCTCGCCCAGTCCAGGGTGGTCAGATCGCCGTAGTTCGGCACGTCGGGCCAGTGGTGATCGAGGATGCGCGAAGGTGCCTCGTCGTATTCGACGTGCCAGGCGACATCGCCACCGATGACTTCCATGAGGCCGAGGTCGAGACCTCCGTATCCCGAGCAGAGCGAACCGATCCGCGGGCTCATGCGTCCAGTCCGATCACTCCCGCGAACACGGCGTTCGCGGGTGCCACGTCGTCGATGCTGATGGAGAGCGCGCCGAGGTTCAGGTGGTCGAATGCCAGCTGCGTCACTGCCACCTGATCGAGCACCGCCCAGCACTCCCCGGGCTGCTGGCCGGTGGAGGGCAGGGCGAGGCGCACGTCCTCCATCACGGCATCGACGTAGCGGCGTGTCTCGCGGTGAGTCTTGACGGCGGAGAGCGCGCGAGCCTGCGCCTCGTGCGTCACGGGATCGCAGGTGTGCGTGACGAAATCGCACTGCGTCTGCGTCAGGTGGGCGATCTGCCGGACGAGGCCGATGACGGCCTCGTAGTGCGGACCGTAGGCCTGCGCCAGCATGGCGACATCGGGCCGGAAGTCGAGAACCTGCATCGCCTCGAATCGGTTGATGATCTTCGTGTCGTTGAAGTTCTCCACGAGCTCGTCGCCGATGTGGAGAGCGACCATCCGGCGCATGACGACGTGCAGCCCATCCAGGCCGGTGCGGCGAATGGCTCCGGTGATGCAGTAGCCGTCCTGCGCATCGCCCATCGTGTGCCGCTGCCAGCCGCACTCTTTCAGGAACCCGCGAGCCTGGCGCAAGCGCAGGTAGAGCTCATGGGTGAGGGTGCTCACTGGTCCTCGGTCCTCTCCGGCAGGGTGTTGCGGTTGATCCTGTCCCGGCCGATCTGGTGGTGACCGTAGTCGCCGGCGAGGCGCTTCCATGCGCTAGCCCTGCGCCGATACTCGGCGGCAGCCCTGCGCCATTTCAGGTTGTCGATCTGCTGCAAGACAGCAAACACGACGAGGGCCGTGATGATGCCGAAGTAGAGCGGTTCCATTGCCATGAGGTCTCCCATTCCCTCGCTGCTTACAAGGTACAGCCTACCTCAGACATAGCCTCCAGCACCACTAAACACGCCAATAGATGTTCAGTGCGTTAGAGGCTCATGCCGCAGCCATAGAACTCGGCCCGATCCGCAGGGCGCACGTCCGATACTGAGACCGGCTCACCTTCCCGACGTGCGGAATCTCCAGATCGGGATTTCATCGCTCGTCCAGGTGGGAGGTTGCCGAGGTACCTACCGAGCCAGCATGGCTGGCTGGGGGTTCCGTGGTTAGTCCTACGTGATACACCATGCCTCCAAATCGAGGCGAGCGCAAATGTCCATTCACGCGCATGGATCACTCGAGGCGTACAATGGACGCGCGGCCCCGCCAGGTCTCCTGCTCGCTCCCATGAGCAATCCCCGGCCCTGGCGGGGTCGCCTGCTGCTCAGAGCGGCGTGGCGACGATCCGTGCGCCGAACACGTCAGAGCCTGTCACGAACTTCAGCTTGGCGGCCGCCGGCGAATCGCCCCGGATGCCCATCCGCAGGAAGCGTTGCGGCTCTGCTGTTCGCCTGGGGTCTACTCCCACGCCTGCCAGATGAAGTTGAGAACCGTCCCGCTCGCCGGCGCGAGCGGCGCCCCCACGCCGTCTACGAACGAGAGCTTGATCTGCGTTCCGGAGACCTCCGCATACCAGTTGCGGAACGCAGCACCCGCGTTCCGCGCGGTGACAGACCATCGCCTCATCCCCTGGCCAAGGGTCGTCGGGATGAAAAAGTCTGTCGCAGTCCCATTGGCCGTGAAGGTCGCGGAGCCGCTATCGAAGGTGCGGCGGGTAACCGAGTCGGAAGCCAACACCACGTTCGCTCCCACCTCGGGCGCGAGCGTAGATGATCCCGCCTTCGTCCACGGATACTGCACCTGGGATCCCGTGTTATTCGCGAGGATGAAGCGGGCGCGCGAACCGGTGCCGGCGTCGTGCACAAGTGACTTGTACCGCGTTGTGGATGACGCAGCCTTGACGTAGTTGCCGGTGATGATCGTGTCCACGACTGCGCCCGCGCCATCGATGAGCACGAACGGGTGAGTCGCGTCCGGGATCTCGTTCGTGTTGAACGCGGTGTTCGCTTCGACCATCAGCCCACGGAGGGTGCTGGTCGAATCAACTTCAACTTTGATCTGCGGGCCGATGATCCCCTCGAGCACGTTCCCGAGAATGTTGATGTGGTGATACGACGCATTGTTGGTCAACTGAATCCAGATCAGTGCTTCCGCCTCCGTGTGGACGCCGTTCGCGCCGACCCACATGTGCTGCCCCTGGATAAGCAGGTTGCCCGATGCGAGGCTTCCGCCCGCGTCAGCCCCGTCAATGACGACATGGACGCACGCACCGGTCGTGCCCGGTGAACGGAAGTTTGCCCCGGCGAGAATCTTGTTGTCAGGCGATCCGTGGATGCGAATGCAGTCACCGACCTCGCGGGCGTCGAACACCGTGTACCCGGTGATCTCGCCGTTCTGTCCCCACCAGTCAACGACACCAACGACGCCGCGGAGCGCGTAAGTGTCGTGCACCCGGTTCCGCCGACCGCCGGCGACGAGCGCCCAGTCTGCGAGGCCGTTACCGTCGATTGTCAGGCTTTCGACCGATGCGCCGACCTCGGCGCTCGACGATGACCCTGAGTCCGATCCGATCCGAATGAGTCGGGCCATTGCGGCACCCGCCCGGAGCACCGCGCCACGCGACGGGTTCTCCTCCTCGGGCGGGCTGCTGTACGACACGCTCGGGCCGAGCAGTTTCACGCTGCCGGGGACCACATTCGTCGTTCCCTCGAACATGTACACGCCCGCCGGGAAGTAGAGGCACCCTCCCTTAGTCGCGAGCGCGACCATCGCCGCGTTGAATGCGGCCGTGTTGTCGGTCACGCCGTCGCCTGCCATACCGAAGAGCGTCGCAGGCACGAACGTGCCGAACGTGGCCGATATCTGCTCCTGCACCGGGGCCGCGAACTCGAACGTGTCGAGGTCGACCAGCGGGATGCCCTTCCCGGCAGGAATGTCAGGGTAGTCGTCACCGGCCATAGTAGGTGGCCCCCTTGTTCGGCGTCAGGTAGACGCCACCGAACACGGCGACGAGGGACGCGACGACGGCGGACGCCACACCCACCCACTCCTGCGACGTGATGCTGTTGTCGTCCAGCGCCGTGAACAACACGGCGAGGCCTGCCGCCACTGCGGCAAGCGCCGCGCCCACATACGCTTTCAGCGCTTCCTTACCAGGCATCGCGTTCCCTCTTCTCTCGTCTCGTTGCGGGCGGTCCCCACATTCGTTCTTGCACCCTCGGGTCCGTGTTCTCGAGCTCGGCGATGCGCGAGCGGTTCGACCGCCACCCATCCTCCAGGAACTCGACCTTCCCCCGCACGTCCTCGACCTCCGTTTTCACGTCGGCCACCTTGGAATGCACCCGGTCGACGCCGCGCGCGACGTGCTCCACCTTCTCCAGGATCACGGTTCGGAAGTCGTCGATGTCGTCGCGCAGGTTCGGGTTCTTCGCGTTCTTGTGCTCGTTCTCGACCTGCGCCCGGACCACCTGCGAATGCTGGCGACTCCGGTTCGTGATGATCGCCACCACGATGAGGCCAATAGCCGTCACGATCTGCGCTGCGACCATGGCAATCTCAGGCCCGTCGAAGCGGTCGATCGTGTCGGCGACGAGGATCATCCGATTCTGTCTCCGAACTCGTCGGCGACGGCGCGCGCCCAGTCTGCGCTCACGTTGGCGGCCGCCGTGTAGACGAGACGCAGCTCCGCGTTGAAGCTGTCCTCGTTGTCGTAGTCGCACCACGGGATGCCCGAGGGCAGCAGCGCGGCGCGCGTCACCTGATCGATCGGGAATGCGTTGTACGGCGTGACGTACACGTATTGGTTCGCAGCCCGGTAGGCGGGGCTGCTGATGATGCGGGCCATGTCGTGATCCTCCAGTGGTTCCGGTTCGTTCGTGCCAGGGTCCGGGAACGGCTTCGCGCCGCCCGATGTCGTCTCGCCGTAATGCTCGTCCATGCTGGTGTAGTACTGACCATGCCAGAGCTCTTCGCGCACCTCGAACAGCCAACCGTGCTCGCGCCAGATGTCGACCGACAGTGGGCCACGGTAGCCCGGCGCGTCGTCGCTGTCGACGGCGAGGCCCTTGCAGTGCCACGACTTGTCCGGGTGCAGGGCGAGCGGGGCCCAGGGGCCGCGCCCGTTGACGTAGGCGACATACGCGAGGTAGTAGCGCATCTGCTGGTTGTAGTCCGCGTAGGCGCGGTTGATGTCCACCGGGCGTCCGAGGCGCACGTCGAGGCGGCGAATGGATGCCGCCGGCGCGGCGCGCAGCTGGCCCCGACCGTAGCCGAGGTCTTCGAGGTCAGTCGGTGTCGACATCGCCCGCCCCCTCCAGTGCCTTGACGCGCGCGGTGAGCGCCGCGAGCTGCTGTGACTGCTGCGCGTTCTGCGCCAGCAGCAGGCTGATGAAGTCGACGGACTCGGGCAGGCCCTCGGCGTCGTAGACGACGAACGGCTGCGTGGCCTCGTTCTCGGCGAGGCGCTCGGCGATGACGCCATATCGCCATGAGCCGTCGCCGCCCTTCATCTGGAAGCGGTAGAGGCCGGTCGACACATCGCCGAGGGTGGCAGGGTCAATCTCGGTGATGTACTTCTTCACGCGCTCGGTCGATGCGCCCTTGGACAGCCGCCCATCCGAATTGATGTAGGCGACGACGAACCCGCTCACGGCGGCGAATGCGTTTGGCACGTAGATGTGATCGTTGACGCGCAGGAAGCCAGACATCTCGTCGCCGGTTTTGCTCACCTTGCCGCTCGCCACGTCGCTGTTGGCGAGCTCGGTCCCCGCCGAGACGCCAGGCGCGCGGAATCCCAGCCGACCGAATCCGGGGCTGTACAGCTGGAGCCCGGTGCCGATGTCGTCATGCACTGCGCCGATGCCGGCGCGGGCGGATGCCGGCGTGGTGCCGCCGGTGCCACCGCTCGCCACCGGCTTCACGTAGTTCACGATCATGTCGCGCGTGGCGTTGTGATGGTTGTAGCCCTCGCGCACGTCGTCGGTGGATGCGACGAGGGGGAGCCCCGCGCCGGCCGCTGCGTCTCCGTCAGCCATCAGATCGCCTCCCAGTCGAATTCGTCGTAGGACATGCCCACCGGCACGTCATCGTAGGCGATACCAGCATCGCCGAAAATGTACGCGGTCGGCGACACCTCTGTGAGCTCGCGCGCGCCGAGCGCCATGAACCCATCGAGCATCGGGAACGTCACCTTCTGGAGCCGCCCGATCTGGTCGAACGTGCCGGGCAGCGTGAAGCGCGCCTCCATGCCAGGGCTGGCGTTGTAGTTGGCGAACGAGGTTCCGGTCTGCGTGCGCCCCTGCCCGCGCAGACGATTGAGCCGCATCGTCGCCGCGCCGGGGCCGGGGTACGGCGTCGAGAACCGCACCACGTTGACCTTGCCGGGCACGCCGGCGGCGTCCACGCGGCGCTGAGAGGTGGTGCCGTCGTTCCATTCGTAGATGCAGACGACGCCGGTCACCCACGCCTCGCCGTCACGGCTCAGTGTGTCGGTGCCCTCCTTGGAATTCGTCGGCATCGCCGAGACGACGCCGGGGATGAGGTAGCTGCTCGGGACGAGTCGCCAATCGCGCTTCTCGTCGCAGAACAGTCGCAGGCTCGCCGAGGTGACGATGCCGAGCAGGAATTCCCACGCCGTCGTCCCGGCCTGCCAGGTCAGCGCGTCGACCTCGGCCACGGCGGCATCGTTCGCCGGCGTCGACTCCAGCGCAGCGCCGGGGATGACGACGCCGAGCACGTAGTTCACGACAGCCCGGATGCTCGAGGCCATCGCCACCGGCGCTGTGTCGTCGGCGAGCGGGGCGTAGTCGTCCAGCAGCTCTTCGTCGGATGCCGCTCGAATGTCGATGGTCTTGGCGGCGTGGTCGACGGTGCGCTCACGGACTCCGAGGTCGAACGGTCGACCGCCGAGCGTGATGACGGTGCGCACGCCCTCGCGCGGGTCGATCGCGTCGACCTGCTCCAGCGTCAGCAGCGGGATGGTGAAGTTGGCGACGGCGTAGGTGGCTGTCTCGTCGAGGGTGACATCACCCGACGAGGGGATCACAGACTCGCCGGCGACGATGACGCTACCGGTCGGGCGCAGCAGGGTGGTGCTCACGGCGTCACCTCCTGGTAGCCGATCTGGAATTCCCACACGTCGCGCACCTCGTCGTGCATACCGGGCGTGAGGGTGCCCGACCGGACGAAGGTCATGTTCACGACAGGCCTCGTCGGGTCGACCAGCTGGAATGAGGCGGGGCGGGCCAGTATCTCGCGCGCGCTGGTCATGGCGGCGTCGTCGTCGAACAGCACGGTGAGGGTGCCCGACGCTGGGCGGTCGCCGACGAGGACCACGGCGATCGTGCCATTGATGAGCGTGGATACCTCATTCGCAGACTCGATGCTTGAGTCCACGCGCAGCACCATGATGGGGTTGAAGCTGTCGCCGCTGCCGTCGAGCACGGTGATGCGCGATGCGTAGGTGTCGGGGACGTTGATGATGATGTCATCGACGATGCCGTAGGCCATTAGCCGACCTGCCTAACGCCGTTCGGCACGATGCGGCCGGGGATGTGCACGGTGGGTGGCTTATAGTTCCACACAGCTGAGTCGTCCACTTTGAGGCGCACGGTCGCTGTCTTGTCGCTGATCCTGCGCCGCTCGAATGCGTCGACATCCTCGTAGGCCTGCTGCGTCTGCGCGTCGATGACAACCTCTTTCCCATCGGGCATCTTCACGATGGTGTTGCCGAGCTCGTCCACCTCGCCGGTCGCCACGCCGCTCACGCGCGCCAGGTCGTAGAGCGCTTTGGCCTGAATCTCTGCGCCGTTCGTCGCCAGGTCGAAGCCCTGCTTGGTGCCGTTCAGGGTGCCCTGCAATTCGTTGAGTCGGCCGATCTGCACGTCGGTGCTGTTCGCGCCCTCGTCAAACGCTTTCGCCAGGGCGGGCAGGCCATCGCCGGTCGCCAGGGCTTTGAGGACTTCCTTCTGCTTCCAGCCCGAGACTGTCGCGATGTCCTGCACGGTTTTCAATCCCTCGACGGAACCGGTGAGCTCATTGAACCGGCCAGAGATGTCGGCGAGGTCGCCTGCTGCGCCGAGCGTCAGGGCGTATTCGTAGGCGCTGTCCCGCGCCTCGACCGTCGCCTCTTCCGCCTTCACGAATGCGTCGGTGATGACGCCGACCGCTGCCGCCGCACCGGCTGCTGCAAGGCCGATACCGGGGATCGCCGCGGTGATGCCGCCGAGGGTGCCCTGCGCGAGGTCGCCGATCGACTCGATCGAGCCGTCGAACGAACTCGACACCTCGGAGAGGTTGGCGAGCGCTTCATCCTTGAACTCGGACGATGCTTTGCCGGCCCCGCCGAACCCGCCCTTGCCGACCTGCTCAATCTTCTTCTCAGTGGTGCCGGCCTCGCGGGCGAGCTCCTTGAAAGACTTCTCGAGCGCGGCGATATCTCCGTCGCCCTGGCGGCGCAGCTCGTCGAGTGCATCGCTGATGTCCTCGGTCGACGCGCCGGCCTTCTTCATCTCGGAGACGAACTCGCGCGTGTTGGCGAGGATGTCGAGTTTGAGCGCCACTAGAACGACCGCCCCTCGAAGAGATTGGAGACACCCTTGACGATGGTCTGCACCCACAGGCTCGCCAGCCTCGGCGTCATGTCCTCGGCTGTCGGCCAGAACACGTAGCCGCCGCGCCGCCGCCCGCGCATCTGCCGTGCCGTGTGCCTGCGCACCCGATGCCCCTTCCGGACGTAGGACGTGACCTTGTTGCGATCGGCCCCGAATTCGACGGCGGGCCAGTCGACCTTGGGTTGCAGGCCACCGCTCATCCTGCGCCCCTTCTGCGCCGCCTGCACGCGCACGTTCTGATCGCCGACCGCGATAGTGCTGGTGCCGGCGATCACGGTTCGCTCCAGCGGCGTCGAGGCCTCGGCGGTGATGGACTGGAGCCAGGGCGTGACCATCTTCGACTTGGCGAACGCGCGCAGGTAGCGCCGGATATCGGCGTCCATCCCGTTCATCGCGGTCAGCAGGTCGCGCAGCTCCTGCGAGCCGCGCACGTCGATGCGCCCCATGGCGCGCCCCTAGACGACAGGGCCGAGGACCGGGCGCGTCGTGCCCAGTGAGACCGTCGACGCCGCGACAGCCGCCGCATCGCCCATGCCGATGGCCCCCGGCGTGATGCTCACGTTGGCGGTAACGGTGGGGTCGCCGTTCGCCGGCGTGAACACGGCGGGGACAACCTCGCCCTCATGTTCGTGCAGGTAGCGGGAGAGCGCCGTGGCCTCGTCCCAGTCCTGCGCGTAGGACAGGTCCAGCGTCCAGTCAGCCGTAGGCGTGCGCGAATGGCTGTCGCCGTTGATGGCCTTCCAGGCCACCGGTGCGTTGTTCGCCGGTGTGAACACTGCGCCGCTGATCTGGCCCTCGAATGCGTCGGAATCGAGGGACAGCGTGGCGCTGTTGAGGATGAACGGCTCGAATGGCATGGTCTACTCCTGACTGAATATCGAGGTCACTGCGACCTCTAGGCAAAGCTGGGCGGGTGAGCCGTCCGCGTTCACGGCGTATGTGGTGAGGGTCGCGTCACCGAGCGAGAACTTGCCCGAGCGCGGCAGGGTGAACAGCACCTCGTAGAGCTCTTCAAGCTGATCCTCGGCGCGGATGAGGTCTTTGTGCTTGGACACGACGACGAGTAGCCCGGTCCACCGCACCTTGGACATCGGAGCCTCGGGGAGCGGCGCATAGGTGAGAGTCCGCGCGACGACGAACGGCTGCCCCCCTGGGCTGTCCGTCGCGCGCGGGCCGCGCACGAGGCGCGGTTTGTTGACGCCGGAGAGGCCGGCGAATGCCGCCTCGAGAGCGTCGAGCAGGCCGGTGCGCGCGCTCATGCGAACCTCGGCACTGCTGTCTTGGGCCGGATCAGCTGCCGCACCTTCCAATCGAGCGGGAACGAGGTCAGCCCGAAGCTGCCATCGTCGAGGTCGCTCGATGCGCCGGCGCGGTCGGCGTTCCAGATGTTCTTCGCCTGCATGAGCTGCGCGCGCCGGTAGCCGTCCGGTACGGCGTCGGGCGCGGGCGGCGTGGCACTGTCGGGAGCGAACGCCAGGACATCGCCCTGAGCGATCGCCAACAGCTCGGTGAGAATGGCGTCTCCGCCGTCCTCGTCATAGGGCGCGTCGGCCCACTCATTCCGAGCCGTCGCGACATCGTGCCACGCCGCCATGTCGTCAGCCCTTCTTGGGCAGGAACGGGGCGTAGAGCTTCCTCTTCGCCTCGTTGTCCTTGATGGTCGCCTTCGCCGCCTCGATCGCGGCGTCGGCCTCGTTCGTGCGGTGCTGCGCGTACGTCGGGTCGACGTTCTCCAGCTTTCCCATGGTCATCCCTCCTTACGGGGTGTACGGTCCGACATCGACGATGCCGGCGGCGTTCTTGATGAGGAACCCGCCGTAGCCGAAGAATCCCACGTCGATGCCACCGTTGGCGATGTTCAGCGCCTCGGCGCGGATGGGCGAGCCCGGCAGCGTGTACACGTCGGCCGCGTCACGGCTGATGACGAGGACGTGGCCCACCGTGATCTGCGCCGTGCCGGCCGGAACGATGCTGAACGAGTCCAGCCGTCCGTCACCGGTCAGCGACAGTGAGGCGTTGAGGTAGCCGAGCACGTCGCTGGAGGGCACCTTCGCCATGGCCTTCCAGAGCTCGGGCGACACGACCGCCGATGTCGGGGTGAGGCCCGCCGACACGATCGAGGCCGCGCCGTCGATGACAGCCGACCAGCCCGCGCCGATGGACAGCGCCGCGGGGTTGTCGGCCTCCACGTCCGTGGCACCGGCCAGCGCCTCGGTGAGCACGATGGTGGTGTCGAGCCACCGGTCGAACGACTCGCGCATGGCGGCGTTGTAGGCCTCGAAGAATCCGGGCGTGCCGAAGTCGCGGTGTTCGCGGGCGATGTCATGGCCACCGGCCCACCGGGTCGCGTTCTCGGTCACCGGGACGATGGTCGGCGTGTTGGATGCGATCGCGTCCTTGTTGCCGGTCCAGGTGCCACCGACAGGCTTGACGCCCCACTTCCAACCGGCCATGGCGAGGCCGGCCAGCGAACGCTGCCCGAACAGCGGTGCGTAGCGCTGCTGGTAGCTCGTGCCGTCCAGCACTTCGCCGATCCAGCTGGTGGGAACCATCTTCGCGCCCACGCCGCCCGCGCCGTCGTAGTCGACATCGGAGAGCGCGAACAGGCCCGCCTCGCCCGGCATGGACTGCGCGACGGTCATGCGCTGCTCGTAGGTCGCGCGACCGCCCATCACGGCGTCGATCGCTCGGTAGTAGTCGCGGGCACTGGCGAACAGCCCGCGCTCCTTCTTCTCCGCCGTCTTGCCCTGTCCACCGAGCATGACTTCGGCTGCCGTTGCTTCTGCCACGGCTTCCTCCTTCTCTTCGTCCAGCTCGGTGACTGGCTCTTCGGCCGACTCGGCGGGTGCCTCGTCGGTGGTCTCTTCTGTGTCCTCGTCCTCGTCGACCGCGAACAGGCCCGCCGAGGCGAACGCGCCGGCCTCGACCAGCGCCGCGCCGGTGAGCGTGGCGCTCGCCGTCTCGCCGTCCGCATCACGGATGATGTCGCGCAGCTCGGGCGAGAGGCGGACGAGGTCGCCGTGATCGGCGAGCCAGGCATCGCCCTCTTCGGTGTCGGCGACAGTGAACTCGGCGTACAGCCCGCGCTCATGCTCAGGGTCGAGCTTCGCCGCGCGGCCGAACGGGTCGTACCGATCGTGCTGCCGGTTCAGGCCGACGATGCTCACGTCGCGCGGGATGCGCACCGCGCCGGGCGGGAAGATCACGGGCCTGTTCTTCGTGCTGCTGACTCGGCTGCGTTCGTTCCAGGGGACGAGGATCCCGCGCACGGTGCGCGTGTCCTGGTCGACCGAGAACATGCCTACTTCGAGGTCGGTCATGGTCAGTCCTCCGATACCGGGCCGGGCGCTGTCGGCGCGAGGGTCGTGAAGTCGAACGCCACGCGCTGCCCGCGCGGCACCACGTCATCCTGTGAGAACCTCGACTCGATGGGCCGCACCCAATAGGGCAGGGTGAGGTCGTAGACGCTCGATCGCGTGTTCTGCTCGGTGACGTAGGTCAGTGATGCCTGAGCCTGTGAGGCGTCGAGGATCGCACCGGGCAAATTGAAGAACGAGGCGATGTCCATGCGGCTGCTGTTTCGGCCCTCGATGTAGAGGTTGGCGTCGGCAGATGAGCCGTGGTCGATAACCTCGACGTTCGCCGGCGTCACTGCCACCGCGCCGTTCTTCGCGCGCCGGGCGTTCACCCATGACTCCTGGGTGGCCACCATCTCGGGCGCGGTCAGCTCGAGGCTGTCGTCGGTGAGGTGCAGCTCCGTGATCGGCGAGGGATTCTGCGCGCGGCTCACCCATGCCTGCTCGATCGCCGCCGAGCCCGACAGGGTGCGCGTGGCGTAGGCGATGAGCCCTTCCGAGGGGCCAGGGATCAGCAGCACCTCGTCATCGTCGGCGACATCCCATCCGCCGTCTTGATTCTTCAGCTCGATGAGACCGAGCTCGTTGACCTGCCACGACTCATAGGGGCAGTGCACGGCGTTGAGGATGGGCCGGCGTCCGTCGTCGCCAGGCTCGCCGCCGCGCTGCGTGATCCAGAGCGACCAGGGATAGAAGATCAGATCGTCGAGGGTGCGCGCCATGCGCTGCCAGGGGCCGAGGACGCCGGGCGTTCGGTAGAGGAAGGATGCCTGCTGTTCGGCGGGCAGCAGGGCTGCGCCGCGCCAGGACTGGAGAGGCTTATCGGCGATCAGCGACAGCAGGATCGCACGCGCTCGGAATACCCCCGGAAGGGACATGGCCTGTTCACGACCGAAGCACGTCCAGTCATCGATCCCGAACAGAGACAGCAGGTCCGGCACGACGATGCGCGTGAGGTCTCCCGCGAACGGGGAGCGAATGCCGGTGTTGGCGTCGGGGACAGAGGCGAACGAGTCGGCGATGCGCGCGAGTGCGGCAATGTCTGTTCTGATCCCCACAGGTGCATTCTAGTGAATACATCTGCTATACGGCTACAGGCTGGAGCACCGCGTGTTGCGCGCGCGGCTTGGCGTCGAACGCGCGCAGGGCGAGCGCCGCAGCTGTCGCCTCGGGGATGCGCGACTCGTCCGCGACCGGGCCGAACTTCCACCGGTTGCCCATCTGTACGCGCTTGACGCCGGCGAGCGCGTCGACCAGCCGAGGCTGGTTCCAGTGCCGGATGCGCGCGGCGAGCATGTCGTCGGTGAAGCGCTCGAACGCCGCGCCCACGTCCTCGAAGCTCTGGAGCTCCAGGCGTGGCGTCGGGCGCTGCTGCTCCAGCCGTTGCTTGGCGTCCATCATGGTCTGATTCGCGCGCACGTCGAGCGCCACCGGCACGCGGTACTTGCGGGAGACATCTCGCGCGCGCTGGCAGCCGAGCGGCATCCGGTCGCCGTAGTCGATCAGCAGGATGCGTCCCTCGTCGGCCTCACGCCACGCGGCGACGAGCGCCCAGCGCCCCTGACTGTCACAGTGCAGGGCCAGCGCGAAGCGCGTCGGCGGCGTCGGCAGGCCCTCATCGAGCGCCACGTCTGCCAGTACCGCCACGTCGAAGAGGCCACCATCGCCACCGGCGCGCCCCCATACGCCGAGGTATTCCCGGGCGAAGCGTTCGGGTTTGAGTAGCGCCCAGTTTCGTTTGATCCTGTCGGCTGTAGTGAGGGTGCCGACACCTGGATGATACGTCTCCAGCATCTGCCGGGCATACTCCCAGTCGGCGAGGCGCTCCACGTCGATCAGGCCATCCGGCGCGCTGTAGTCCACCACCGCGGCGTCCGGGTCGTGCAGGGTGTCCCACAGCAGGTTGCCGTCGCGGTACTCGCCCGCCGTGCCCATGAGGATCAGCATTCCGAACTCGGACGTGTCGAGCGTCGGCAGCATCGCCGGCAGCAGCTCGTCAGGCACCGAGGGGTCGGCGTGGCCTGACTCATCCACGATGATGATGTCAAACTCTTTCGACCGGAACGCTTTGTCGTTCGGCGCGAGCACGACGAAGAATGAGCCGTTCGGCAGCGTCAGCCGCTCGTAGCCGGCACCCTTCAACAGGTGCACGTCAGGATCGGCGTCGGCGAGCTCTTCCATGATCGGGAACACGTCGGCGAGGAACTTAGCCCGCGCCGCCTCGCGCGTCGTCGCCATGGTGAACGCAACCTTCAACCCCGGCGTGAGGCTCATCATGCCGACAGTCCAGAGGATCACGCTCTCCGTCTTGGCCGATCGCCGGGACATGATGATCGCACTCGCGCCGGCGCGACGGTCCAGGCACTCGCCGACCTCGTACTGCTGCGGCTTCAACGTCCGTCCGCGCTGTTCGTACCTGAACAGCGCCGCACCGACCTCGATGGTGTTCATGCGGTCTCCCATAGCGTGCGCGCGCTGCGCAGGTAGGCGGCATCGCGTGGGCGGGACGGCGCATCCCACCCCGCGCGGATGGGGCGCTGCGCCAGGACTCGATATCCAGCTGCGCGCAGGCTCGCCCCACCCTCGTCATCCTGCGTATAGGTGATGAGCCGGTCATATCCCAGAGCGAACGCTGCGCGCCGGCACGCGCCATAGAGCATCGAGCAGGCATTATCGGTGCCGTCCGTGCAGACGCGCGTCACTTCCAGCGTCCCACCCTCGGCCTGGATCACTCGGGACACCGGACGCCCGACAATCGCCACGCCGACGAGTGTTTGCCCAGCTGCTACGCCGATGCTGAACTTGTGCCCGACCGGTGGACCGTTGTGCCGGTGATGATCGGTCACGAATGCCCGCGCCTCGGCCAGACTCACCGGAACTATGCGCAACCCCATGCGAACTCCATTCATCTGCATGCAATCCAAGCGAGATTTTTCGC